GTTCTAAAACCCTATGCAAAACTTAAAAGAATTTTTGCGTGAATTAGCCACCTGGGCTAGTGAGAATAATCAAACTTTACAACCAGTGTTAATTTGGATTTATCAGAATCATGACGGACAATTTTCGTCAATCAAAGAATCGGTCGATTCGCTACGGTCGTATGTCGCGAGTGTTCCTAAACAGCTCGTGGAAGGCGTCATTGCAGACATTACCGGCAGATATAACAAAACCATGTTGGCCTGGTGGCGCACAGTCATCCAGTTCATGCCTTTCCCAAGTACCACCCATTGGGAGCTCATGGCGATCGGCCGGCGACCAGACAGACGTTGCGAATGGAGTCAACTTGGCAGAAAAGCACATCATGATTGCTTCGTGTACATGCGTGAAAATCCACACAGAGGACGCTTGTCGGCTGAGCAAGCTAGAGAAGCTTGTTCAAGAATTGAGAACCGAGATGCAAGACTTGCGTTCCAGATGCTCACCGGTTTTGACCAGGAGTTCAGATTTGTTGGAATCAGCAACATCGGAAGACCCTTCGGAATCGCGGACTGTGGCCAGACGAAGAAGGAGGAAGCAGTTGGAGGCAAGAAGACAGGCAGAAGCAAGGCTAACGCCGGAAGACATAACATCAGAAGATTCATCAAGTGGATCAGGGGCCAGGAATCAGAGAGTGAACGATCAAAGATCCTTAGAGCTTGGGCTAATCAGTCAAGACGAAACCAGGCCGAGATCCTTGCTGGATGCGATCAACAGTCGTGTGCGTGGTTTTACCTCGCTACCAGCACCACCAGCGGCTCCTCAAATTGTTAGTCTCTTTTTCTCTAATTGGCGGCGCGTCCTTGGTTGTATGTGGAACGACTACTCGGGGGTCTATGATCTTAGTAGGTTGTTTGCTGAACCAAGGCATCCACTGGAAGATCGGGATAGAGAGGTTGACGAGTCATTTGGTTGGCTGTTTCAGTTGGATGACGGGGAGCAGTCTGGTGATGATGGTGATGAGTATTTTGATAGTGAAATCGAGATCCGGGAGTTGATGTATGAAGATTATGCCACAAGTAATGACAGTGATAGTTCTATAGAGATCATTGAGGATTCTGAGACGATTTTGAGGAGGGAGATGTATGAGCAGTTTGAAATTGATCGGAGTGAACCGGAAGTTCTTTTAGATCCGAGAAAAGAGGTGGAGTCGGATCCGAAGAAAACCGACAAGGCGAATAAGTGGAGGCAGAGATGGGAGAAATTCCAGGAGAGATTCTTTCACTCACGTGATGTTGATCTGGAAGCTGCCCTCAATAAAGTTGCGGCTCTGGATAAGGATTCGGTGAAGGTGGTTTCCAAGTTGGATAGTAATCAAAGATGGGTAATGAAGAAGGGAGATGATGGTGACGTTATCTGTACCCTGGAGCCCATACCAGCTGTGAATAATAATTTACCCGATGCATCAAACAAAGGTTTGGCTTTTGACAGTGATGAGAACCGGCCTCGGAAGGTGTTGGTTCTCAGTTGCTTCATGAAGAAACGCGGTCTACCTTTTGTTGATGTTGGTTTATATTACCATCTGAAAAATGCGAATCTGAATTCAGGAACAGTAGTTTCAAGCTACACTAAGTTGTGCACCAAGGCTGATCTCTACTTGAAGCAGTTTAGAGTGAGTCAGTATGAGGGCCAGCTGCTGTTGGAAGTTAAGCTGTGGACCGTCTTGGCGGCCATGCTACCGCTAAAATCAGAGATGGAAGCTTTGAAACTGCTTGGGAAGAAGAGTGTGTTCTGTGCTATGAACGACGCTGCGGCTTTCAAAAGAACTGGACAGATCAAGGAGCGACGGTGGTTTGGCCTTCTGCCGAGCCGTCAACATGCTTTGCAGCATGAATGACAACGCGGCTTCCCTGCCATTTGTATGGCCCAACGTATGGGTAAAGCTCCTCCCCCCCGCCCTGGGAGTTGGGTCAAAACATCTCTCGAACCATGCAAAATTAATCGTGCTACTTTTCCGCATGTGAGCTATGCTAGGTATGATATTCAACAGGTTGCTTGGACACACAATGGTTGTCTGTGCAATGAAGTGGTTGCCCTCAAGTATAGGCATCAAGTGGCGACCCCACCTGTTGTTAGACAAATTGACTACAAATTCTTCGACAAACTTTTAAAAGACAATCCTATCCGGCTGAAGCCCATGTCAAGGTGGAATGTTATCAATACATACAGTGGTCCCTGGCGTGCAAAATATACCGCTGCCAAAAGTAACTTAGATCTTTACGGATGGCGCGATGAGTACGCAAGGTTAAACATCTTTTCTAAGGATGATTTGGAGCTTGGGGCGCCGGAAAAAGCGCCCCGAGCCATCCAATACCGGGACCCCTGTTTTATGTTAGTCCATGGAACGTACATTAAACCAATAGAAAAGTGGTTCTACGCATTGCGGGATGAGTATAACACTCGTATAGTCGGCAAAGCAGACGGCTTTACAATTGCATCAGATTTGATGCATAAAGCCGCCTGCTTTGCAGACCCGGTGTTTCTTCTACTGGATGCCAGCAAGTTTGACAGCTGTGTTGACATTGCTTGGTTAAGGTATACTCACCGGTGCTATGGTAGACTTTTCAAGACTGGTAAACGCATGTTAGAACGTTTGTGCTCGCTTACCTTGATCAATAAGGGACGATCTAAGCGAGGCGTTAGGTATAAGACCAAGGGAACCCGCATGAGCGGTGACATGGACACTGGCCTCGGCAACTCACTCATAATGTGGACCCTGTTAAAGGGGTTTTTAAATGAGCATGGTGTCAAGGGTAGTGTTTATGTAAATGGTGATGACTCTGTTGTTGTCATCGATAGGTCAGACCTGAGTAAAACTCGAAATATGACATACTTTCATCAGTATGGGTTCAACATGAAGTACGAGATAGCAATGAACCTGGAGGAAGTTGAATTCTGCCAAGCGAGGTTGCTAGAGACTGACTATGGTTTCACCATGGCGAGAAATCCAGTTAGAGTTTTGGGTAAAACTGGCTGGAGTACGAAGGACTATGGAGTGCAAAACACCAGGAGACATGTACATACCCTGGGTTTATGTGAGCGGGCGGCCAGTTGGGGAGTTCCTATTGCGAGCGCCATGGCCACTGCTTTTCTGAAAGCCACACCAAACTCAAGACCCAAGGTTTTGTCCCCTTGGCTTCATGAGTATTACGCATCAATGCGGCGTTGGTGGAAACAAGGCGAACCAAAAATATCTATGCAAACCAGGGTGAATTTTGAGATGGTTTGGGGTATTAGTGTGTCAGAGCAACATTCCATAGAGCGGTCTTTAAAAGTTAGGCTTTTGCGAGCAATCACCACTATACAACGTGATCAATTGGACCTTCTAGTTGAGTAGGGTCAAAATTGAACCGATTGCGAGTTCTCATAAATATGCCAAATGTTAAGAAGAATAAGGCCATGACAGTGCCTTTTGATATCAAAACAACTGTCAACAAGAACAACCGGAATAAGGTTAAGAAAATCAGGTTCCAACCAGCCAATAACATGCCAGCAACAATGGACAATGCTGTAGCTAGAAAAGCAAAGAATGTGGTTGATCGGATGCAGGAGTCCCCAGAGCTATCTGTGGATGGTATAGGATTTGTGCAACACAGTTTGAATCCGTGTGGTGAGCATACTGTCCCCAACTCTCGATGCCCGGATGGAACTCTTTCTCAGAGCGCCGTCCAGACTTTGAGAGCTGAGGATTTTGTGGTACCACCGTTTGCCAATACTAGTGTTGTTCCAGACACAACCAAGAACTGGACACTCATCGAAATTTCACCCCCGACTTATACTGGTGTAAGTCTTTTCATAGCTAGCGCTGACGCATCACAGCCGACAAACGAACAATATCGTGCCATTTTTACTCAGATCAATTCTACTGGTATCTCTGATTACCC